CTTCCTGAAAACCGGAAACATTGGCAGGTGAAAGAAGTGGAATGGTTGCAGGACTGCCCCGTCCCAGAAGGTGAGGATTTGCGAAGGGTGTCTGAGCTTTGGCTCGAAGATAAATGGGACGGGAATTTTTAAGCATACATTTTTCGGATAATGAAACTCGGTTTACTCGATGTTGATGGGCATGGTGGATTCCCAAACCTCGCCCTTATGAAGATTTCAAGATATTTTAAGAACTGCAAGAGGGAGATTGAATGGGCAATGCCCCTGTTTGAGAAATACGAAACCATATTCGCCTCAAAGATCTTCACTTTCTCACCAGAGCCGAATTGGAACGAGTACAATTTCAAAGGCTTGGAGAAAGGTGGTACGGGCTATGACATCAAGAAAGTCCTGCATCCGCTTATTGACGAGGTGAGGAATCCGGACTACAGCATCTACCCAAACTGCAACTACTCCATCCAATTCTATTCGAGAGGTTGTATCAGAAAATGCGGTTTCTGCCTTGTAAACGAAAAAGAAGGGCATATCAGGGCTGTAGAGCCGATGGATCTGAATCCAAAAGGTGAATGGATAGAGGTTCTTGATAACAATTTCTTCGCCAATCCTGATTGGGAATGGGCAGTGAAAGACCTAAAAGCGAAAGATATTCCAGTCAAGTTTCACGGCGTTGATGTCAGGATTATGACAGAGGAACATGCTTATTGGCTTAACCAACTCAAATTGAAGAACCAGATACATATTGCATGGGACTTGCCTCAATTGGATTTGAGACCGAATATCAAAGAAATGCTGAAATATATCTCTCCTGACAAGATCGTTTGCTACGTACTTGTCGGCTTCAACTCTACGAGAGAGCAGGATTATGAGAGGTTGCGGGCATTGAAGGACTTTGGTATTGCTCCATTCGTACAGCCATACCGGGACTTCCAAAACATGCGCAAACCAAGTCGTTACGAACTCGATATTGCTCGATGGGCTAATAAGCGTCAGCTCTTTCGTTCAATGGATTTCATGGATTATTCTCAGCGTGTAGGAGAATACGGACGTGATTACTTTGTTCCTGCTTATGCAGAGAAAATGTGTCCGATGAAGCCAAGGGAGCAATGCCAGGAGCCAGACCTTTTTAGCGATACATTATCCGAATAATAGAACTTAATATTTACACGCAAAATGAGTCGAGAAGAAGAAATGGAATTGATTCGAAAAGTCGGGCTTTTCGGATTAAGTGATTTAAGGAAGATTGCGCCAATCGGTGATCTTGGATATGCTAACGGATGGTATTATTACCATGACTTTATTCGGTCTGAGTTGCCAAAGGCAATTATGTCTGAGTTTTACAAGCAAGGATTCGTACCTGATAAGGGTTGGAGTTCAGGCTACCGTAAAACCGATCATCACTATGTATGTACTGAACTTGGTCTGAGTTGGAGTGTTGATTCAGGCGATTAGAACCATTATCTCACTAATGTAACCCGTCAAGATTTACACCGAAATAGTCCTCCAAGAACTTCTTGCAGTCAATACCATCGTCAAAGAGATTCCTACCGAAACGCTCTCTGAATTCGGTCATTGATTCACAGAAGACGGTCATAGTGAACCATTCATAGACGCTATTAAACAGCTTCTCACCTTTACGATTGTTATTTTTATAGTGATTGTCGAAGTAGTAACTGGCATTACGGATATACTGCCTTACCATTAACGGATGCTTCTTGAACTGGTTGATACGTGTCTTCTTGTAGGCCAAGGGACAACACATGCAACCAAGTCTTCGCTCAACGTGAAAGCGACCATCGTCGTCATAATAGAGAGGATGGCATTTAATCCCATGTTCCTTAATAAACTCTTCAACGTCTTCGTCCGTCCACTCCAGTATTGGCATATACTGACGTACTTTGTCGCCATTGGTGTATAGACGGCATTGTTCTGGCTCTTTGTATAGTTCCTCACGTTTCTTGCTCTCTGTGCGACGGATTCCTACTACAGCATAGTCGAGTATTTTGTACTCCTTCAATATCTGACAGCAGAAACGGATAGTACGTGAGGGCAAGCCTTTGCGTCGGAGCAGTTGAAAGAATGTTTCCTTCGGTCTGACAAGTTCAACGCCTTTTTCGGTGGCGTGTTTGATTGTTCCCGCAGGATCAATAGTGGTAATCTTATAGATAGCCCGGTATTTGACTCCAGACATCTTTGCCAAAGCAAGGATAACCTCGGAGTCTTTACCGCAAGAATAGCAAATTTCCAATGGCTGTCCTGCCTCGTTTGCCTTCTTCGCTGCTGACTGAATAAGTTTAATGGCTTGCTCTGTTTTTCGTTCTAATTGTTTATTCATGCTACATTAGTGAGAGAATGTAGCGCATAAAAATTAAGGCAATGGCATACGACAAAAACGGATTGTGTCAAAATTGTATTTATGGCAGTCAACCGTATGGATATTTCCCTATATTCTGTGTTCATGGAAAGCGCACAAAGAAACTTTGGCGGGAGAAAAAGGACTGTCAGGACTTTGAGCGATGCCCAGAACCGCCAGAGCCACCAAAGCAAATCCCTTGGAGAGTAATAGTATGTAACAAGTAATAACAAATGCGATGGATTATTTGGATATAATTGTCACTATCTTATTAGCGTCTATGCAATACTTTGCCCTTCGGTATTCCTATAAGAAAAGCAGACGGGAGTATTGTGAGTTCTGGGGTATCACAGAAGAACAGCTTGACCTCGAATTGGATTTGCTCAATGAAATCCATAAAACAAAAATTGCAGCACAGAAATATAATAAGTCATTAAAGAAACTTATAAAGTCGTTCGAGAAAAAGAATACTAAAAAAAGAATACATTATGGAGGTAATGAAACCTATTTCGGAAGTCAGGAATTGCGACTGCCTTGAATACATGAAAACTCTACCCAATCAATTCTTCGATCTCTGTATTGCTGATCCACCATACGGAATCAATGCAACGACCATGAAGATGGGAGAGAACAACGGATATGAATCAACTGCCTCGCGGTTACGAAAAGGAAGGCTTAACAGCGGAGCAGGAAAATTGAAAAATCGTGTTCTTAATACAATGTCTTGTGATTGGGACTTCAAGCCACCTACTCAGGAGTTCTTTGACGAGTTGAAAAGGGTATCAAAGAATCAAATCATCTGGGGAGGCAATTATTTCAATTTGCCACCTACGCGCTGCATTGTCTGTTGGGATAAAGAACAACCGTGGGAAAATTTCTCTCAGATAGAACTGGCATGGACTTCGTTTGATAAGCCTGCAAAACTATTTAGGATGGGTAGTCGTGGAGGTAGCGTTCCAGATATGCGTGCACACGAAAAGATTCATCCAACTCAAAAGCCTATTGACCTCTATGCCTATCTGCTGAAAAACTTTGCCAATGAAGGGGATAAGGTGTTTGACCCAATGCTCGGAAGTCAGAGTAGCCGCATCGCTTCCTATAAGATGGGTTTTGATTTTTGGGGCTGTGAACTTGACCCTGAGTATTTCCGCAAGGGTTGTGAGCGATTCAACCAGATCTGTTTAGCAGAAACTAAACTCGCTGACGGCAGAACTATCAAACAGCTCGATATTTTTGGGTAACATTACCTCCATAATATCGCAATTCCAACAATAACAAAGAATATGAACAATTCCATTGTATTATTTTCGGCTGTGATAACTATCATGGCCTTGGGCTTTCTCTTAGCCCTATTCCTGATCCGTCGCCACTACGCGAAGGAGTTTGAGAATTTAAAAGAGTATCGCAGATTCAGGTTCATGCAACTAAACCTTAAAGTTGGCGACAAAGTTCACATGATTGAATGCAAGCCTTTGTATCGAGGAAGAACAGGATATGTTGTGAACGAAAACAAAGAAGGACGGCTTCTTGTCAGTTTTGACGGCTTGACCTCTCCATTATGGTGTGACAGATATAATTTAGTGAAAACAAATAGATATTGACTATGGCAAAGAAACAGACGACACCAGTTGACGACATTCAGGCTATCCGCGATGAAGCCTTGAAATCGGTGCAGGAACCACAATCCAAAATTAATCTCGACAATATCGAAGAAGTGGTTAGAGACATGAAGGTGAAGACATTGACCGACAAGAAGGCTCTGACTGAGTTCCAAAAGGAGAACAATTATACTGACCTCGACATCGTAGCTGTGATGGCTGTAGCTGCATCGTATGTCCCCGACATGCCTCACATCGTTTTGAAAAAGGATTGCGAAATTACTTTCGGTGAATTGAGCGAATACTACGAGAAGGTAAGGGTAAACTTCATTATCGTCCATCGCGTGAACCATATCCTCCATGAATCAATGATCGAGGTGTATGACCTACTTGAAAAAATGAATAAGCTAAGATTCACAACAAAAATGCACTACCTCAATGCAGAGAAGGCATGGGACAAGTATCTGAAGCCACGACAAAAAGTAACTGAGCGAACTGCCTGGTACACTTTTATGGATCATCTGCGTATCACCTACGACATACTGCATCCCCGTATTGACAAGCTATATGAGACTGTGCGCGACTATATGATAAGGATGGGCTGGCGCGATGTCGAGTTGAAGGGAAAGATAGAGGTGGCGTTGCTCATGCTGAAGATGCACGAATACACTTTCAAGTCTTTCTTCAAGGATTTCAACGACTGTTGTGGTGCTGATTTCTCAGGCGTTTATGCCAGTGACAGACTCACTGATATGGGGGAACATTTTGCCAGTATGTGTGAGGTGTTGGGCATAAAGCTACAGAAAGACGAGAAAGGCTTGTATGATATTGCAGGCTTTGACGGTGAGAAGAGCCAGCGAGTTAAATGGGCGTGGGATGACTTCATCATGGATCTGAGGGACGATGATTTGATGGACGAAGCAGCAAAGAGAGCCATCGAACTTAATCCTTCTCTGAACGAACACTATCAGCAGACACTTGACGATATTGAAAAGAAACAGATTGACGAAAATGTGGATAGGTTGCAGGAGAAATATAAGGTCACTAAACGTAAATAGGTATGATTAAAGTCGCATTGATTCCAAGAGAAGGTGAACATGGTGTTATCATGTTTTTCAAGGGTATAAAGAAAAAATGGTTTTTCAGGTTGAAGCCGGAATTCACCATTGACATAAATGAGTCAAAGACGTTCGGCTCCATTTTTGACGCGCAGGTAGTTATAGATGTGCTGAATACAGGAAAGATCAATGGCAATCTGATTTATTTTGATGACTGTCAAAAAGAGAAATACAAAACTAATGTATTCTGGATAATCGAACGTTCTGGTGGCAGCTACTATAGTCATGACGATATTAAGCGTATAGGAAAGATTGCAAAGCCTATTCCTCAATATACCTCAGACATCATGGAGGCTGATTTCATGAAGAGCGTGGATATGGTGTCACAGACACTTATCAGACTGCGACAATCAGGTAAGGACGTTGTTAGGGCGAGAATGGTCTATCTGACTGAGAAAAATGATTTCACACTTCCAATTGTCCTCTTTGCCCTGACTAACAAACAGACAAAGAAGACCCGTTATCTGAAAGGGTATGACATTGATGGCAAGTCTTCTGACAGGCTTTATTTCGTTGACTCAATGGAGAAGGCGTTTAAGGTAAGTATTCCTATGGCGATGAAGGTCGTTGATGACATTCATGCCAAACACAAAATCTTTGTTGTCAATACACACATCTACGACGGTACAGACACTCCCGCATCAAAGTTCAGGTATAGGAAGATACAGCTATTGTCAGATTTTAAATTCAAAAAGCAGGATTAGACGATGGAAAAGGTTGACAGATCGGTAGAGAAGGCTCTGCTACTGGAAATAAAGCGTAAGAATTCTATCGCCTTCATTACTGAATTCCAACGTGATCATAGGGGATGGATGCAAAGGCTTGCCAATGCCTATAAGGAGCGAGGCAGGTTTGGCATCCACCTCTTTAGTATTGCCGATCATTATTCTGACATGGAAGACAAGGAGGTGGCATTGTTCGCCTCATTGATGCTTGCAGAAAATGACAGTCTGCTGCTGCAACAGCAGGAATTGTATAATATCATCGGTGACAGCCCTTACAAGAATTTCCTCTGTAATAGGAGGTTTGTGGAATTGAGCCGTGGTGACAGCCAGAAAAAACTCATACCGAAGTCATGGACTCAATATCATGAATTATCTAATATTTTCAGTATAATCTATGACATCTGTGCTGAATTTGGCTGCATGGAAGCGTATATACATGATTATCTCAGGAATCATCCTTACACCGATCCATTCTTGGCATTGGCAGATACGTTCAAATATGCAAAGGTGACGAAGCGGAAATATAAGTTGAATTTTCTTCTGCTCATTCTGGCTGGTACGGACGGAATGGGTATGGGAAAATGGCATTTTGATGGCTACAAACTTCTATGCCCGGAGGGGAAAGAGATTATAGAATTCTTGGAATTGTGGTTTCCTGACTTCTGGGAATGCGGACTCACGTTTGACAAAGCGGTTGAGGCCATGGGACTCCAGGAGCCGACGGATCTGTATTATGCGTTTAGGGGGTTTGAGGCATTGAAAAAAGTCAATGCCGTCGAAGTTAGGCAATATTGCCGACGGTATAGCAAACACTATAACGACAGGAATTTAAGTCGTCTCTACGACCTTAAAAACATGCAGCCTAAGATATTCTTCGAAATCAAATAGAAATGCCGTGAGGCATGAGTTCTCGCTGTGACAGCGGGCAATAAAGTTTAAATTATTATTAATGTTCGGCAGGGAAGTCAGTCTTTTACCTAAAAACGTCCCTGCCGATTTTTTTGCTCTCCAGTACCGGGTTGGCGGTAATGGAGATTTTTTTCCTTCCAACAGCAATCACTTATTAAAGAAAGCCATTGCCTCGCTACCGATGTTCTTTGTATCGACACATATATAGCGGGCTGTCATAAGCTCGTTGCTGCCGTGATTCATCAACTGAGAGATAACAGAAATAGGTACATTGCGACGTGCCAAGTTCGTGGCCATCGAACGGCGTGCAGTGTGGCTTCCAATGAACTCGTACTTTGGTCGTTCCTGAATCTTGCCGTGATAGTAGATCTTCACTTTCTCGTTGATGCCACAGTTCTCAGCAATCCTCTTCATAATTCTATTGTAACTTGCTTTGGAGTATTGCTTTCCTCTTTGGTTGAAATACTTCATGAAGTTCTTGTGAAGCGGCACAGAGGTCTCTATGCGGGTTTTCTTCGACACATATACAATATGTCCGTCAACGATGTTCTTCTCTGTCATTTGCTGAATATCAGAGGCTCTTGCACCACAATAGTATTCGCAGAGGAATTGGGCCTTAACAGCCTTCTCATGCTCGTTGTTTGGAACATAAGCCTCAATGAGCGCGATTTCATCCTCAGTCAATGCAACGTTCTGAGACGGCTCTTTCCTGACGGTGAGGAGTTTCCCGTAATTTGACTGAGGGAGGTCAGGATTATCCTTGTTCTCATTGAGCAATGCCTTGATGATGTTAAGATATACCGAAGCCGAATTAGCAGAGACGGTATCTGCAATGTAATCTCTAATTCGTGTAAGATTGCTCGTTGTGAAATCAGACCATTCAATCTGTTCCTTTTCGATCGCAGCGGCGATGTATTTCAGGATGTGAATGCGTTCTGGAGTCTTGCAGAGGAATGCCCCGACAAAAGACTGCTTCCATTCCTTGAAAGAAATTGGCGTATTGCTTTCGAGAAATGGTGACTGGAGGATCTGAGTGATAACCTTGTCATCGTACTTGCCTCCTAAATGTTTCCTTAAATCTTCAATTTCCATAATCTGTTTGTTTTAAATGTAATTCTTGTAGGCTCGCCCAACTTAATGGAGCAAGCCCGGCGCAAAAGTGCTTTCACAAGCGCGAGTGCGCCTGTCTAACCAAAAATCAAAATTATAGATATATCTATTCGCCTCTGGTAAGGAAGAAAATGTCTGTCACTTCAATAGAGACGATAAAAGCGAGAGGTAATAGTATTGCCATAGCAATCAATGTACAGTTTGTTTAAGACGTTCCATTACTTTGGGATAGTTGCCTATTTGCATGTCGAAGAGGTTTGAGACAGACTTGTATTCTTTCTCTTCATCTGGAGTTACCCATTTGATGCGGGTTCGGTCAGGGAGTTCAACGTTCATATCGTCGAAACACGGCATGGTGTGGATCTGATCAAAGTGTATTCCACGGAACATAAGAACCTTTGCCACTCCCATTGCGTCGATGTCGATAGTGTTGACAACCCAGAGTTCATAGAAATCCGACTTGTCGTAGTTTTCAATCAAGATGTACTTCATAATCAAATAATGTTTAAGTTTGTTCGCCCGTCCTGATTGGAGGAATCGGGCGCATGGGATCATTCAGACCATAGATGCAGCAGCGACACCATATTTGTCGATATTCTCTATCATCTGGTCTGCGACAGCGAATGCCCGTTCAAGTTCTTTCTGTGTGTACTTGAACATGAGCCTATTCTCGGCTTTCATGCCTGCTTCGAGGCTGATACGGCCAAGGAGGAACATTTTGTAATAGAAGCAGTCTTCGACTATTTCCGTTACGTCGATCTGTAGTTCTGGTATTTCTCTTATTTCGTCGAATGTCATGAGTTACTTGGATTTTGCCATATCCTTCTCAATAAGACCACGAATATAGGCAGATATACTGCCGTGAGTTGCACAGTAGTCATAGAGAGCAGGGCTGACAGTCACCAGAATCGTTCGCTTATCCAGTTCCACCTTTTTCTCATTCTTGTTGGTGAAGACTTGCGGGTATTTGCGCGTGGCAAAACGGGCTGTCAGTACAACGGCTTTGTTGTTGTGAATAGATGCGTTGTCGTAATTAGCCGAAAGAGCATTGCATTTGAGAATGATACTTCCTTTTTGGGGGAAGTAGAGAATTCGCTGCTGACGCTGTAGTTCGCTAACGTCGAACGGCTGATTGCCTAATTTGATTTCTTCGTTCAGATTTACCATAACCGATACAAATTTAGTGATTAATATTGAATTATACAAATATTCGTTATTCTTTTAAGAAATATTGTGTCGGAGTAGCTTGTTATAGCTGCTCCGGCGATAGGATTCAGGCTGCAACGCAAGCCTCTGCCTCGACCTCTACGCTTTCCTTTTCCGGCTCTGGCTCCTGGGCATAGCCCTCTACCATAACTGGCATAGCGAGAATGGCATCGTACTCCTTGGAGTCGAAGTAGAACGGACTATTGCTGTCTTTATACCAGAATCCCAAAGTCGTGAACTTCTTCATCTGACGTTTCGCAAATCCGAACACAGCCGTTTCCTCGGCAGGACTTTCGAGCGGGAACTTCACGCTTTGGGTCTTGCAGAAATCATAGTCAGTCCATTCAATGCAGAGTTCGCTGCATCCTTCCTCAATACTTACCGTGTAGTGGAATGGATAATTGCTCTTGTCGTTCTTAATGTACGTAGCGAACTGACTGATTCCTTCTTCCGTAAGCCTGATACGCTTGTAGCCGTTCAGGAATGGCATAACGGAGTGCCAGTTTGGATAGCGGCAACCATCCTGCATGATGCTCTTGATATTCTGATCGCCACAGCGTGCAACGGCAGTGTCGTTGGTCTGATTCTCGCTGTGAAGATAGAAATCGAGCGTGATTTCATTGCCATTCTTCTTTGCATAGTCACAGATGCGCTCCCAATCCTTCTTCGCGAACATAGCCCTCAACACATGGTCGCAGGGATTGTTGCGGTGGATATAGAACTTATCGGTAGTTATGACAGCGACGGCATGTCCGTCTGTAGCGACGAAACTGACGATCTCTGTGTCGATATTGACTTCTGCCATTACGCAATTCATGATGGGACGAAGTTCGTCGGTGGCTGCAAACGCAGAGAGTTTCTTTGCGGCGGTGGAGTTCTCGAATGTGAAGCCTACGGTAGTTACCAAAGGCAGGTCGATTTTCTCCTCGTAAGTAAAGATAATCTCTCCCTTCACCTTTGCCAGAGACTTGAACTGCTCCATCAGCTCAAAGACGCTACCAAGTTGGAATTTGCACTCAAAGGTGCCGACCTCAATGTGGCATACTTTATCGCTCTCATTGTAGATAGCGTCATAGAAGGCGTTGTAAAGGTCTGAGCCTTTCTTCATCAGTTGCTTAGAACTAACGACATTGCTGTTGTTGCTGACAGCCTCACGCAATTTCTCACTTGCATCACAAGCATCACTGAAAAGTTCGTTAGCGAATCCGTACATAGCATTGAAAATAGCTAAATCTTTCTGTAAATCGTTCATAATCTTGAATTTTATTTGGTTAGACATAAATAGTGGGTAATAGAGCATTTAAGCCCTATTACCTTTCCATCCAATCCGCAAATACTGAGGTATTGAATTCGTCGGTACAGAGATTCTGCCAGTGTTCCATCACAAAGTCATTGATATTGTGACTGCCTGCATCCGGGAATTTCTTTTTGAGGACTTTGTGGGCATGTTCCTGCCAATCCCAACCATTATTGATTTCCTGAGTCTTGATAGCCTCGTAAAGAGCCGTGACAGATTCATCGGTGAGATTCTGCATGTCGTGGATATTTCCCTCATAGTCTTCACCTTCATCGCATTTTTTATCCATGCAGAAGATGTCTGCATAGTCGATGTCGCGGCTGAAATACTTTGCAAGATATTCCTTGCCATTCTTTGTCGTCACAAGAACTGGAGTTTCGAGAACGTAATTAACGTCGCCATGCAGCACGAAGTCGTGGAGTTCGAAAATCATCTGCTCTTTATTTGAGCGAGGTTGACTTGTAATCTCTGCAATCTGCTTTTCCGCTTGCTCTGAAACGTTTGGAATAATCCCGCAGCTCGCGAGGTCTCTCAGGAGTTCAAGAATCTTTTCCACAGCCTCCTCTCCCTCGAAAGAGAGTGAGCCGTCACCACAGAACGGCATGTCGCATCCCATGTTGATTTTAAGAATTTCTTCTAATGTAGTCATAATTTTGAATTTTAAATTGGTTAAACATTGTCGGTGCAGGGGCTTTTAATCCCCTCGCACCTTTCACCTAAAACTCAATTATGGACTGTTATTTTTCCGTCCATGTTTCTGCAAAGACCGCCATGTCGCTGTTCAGTGGTCTGAGGATAGTACACCAGAGTTTGTGATCCTCATACCTCTTGCGATAGACATAGATAGTGCGGTCTGGCATGTAGTGTGTCTGCATCCACTCAAATCGGTGGAACTTCCAAAGGAAATTTGCGAGACTATTGTACTTCACATTCTTCTTCTCGATTTTCGCGAGTAACATTTTGATTACATCTTCCATAATTCATTTGTTTTTGATTAGACATTGTGGACGCACCGACAATTAAGTCAGCACGCCCGGGCATTACTCAACTACACGCTCAACGACACGGCTGTTAGGATAAATCCTTTCGCCAGTCCTTGCGTCACGGCTGTCGATAACTTCCTGAGCTTTCTCAGGTGAACCGAATACTCGCGCCAAAGTCTTGGTTGATGATGGCACGTCCTGAACAATCAGATACACTTTCTTTTCTTCCATAACTCAATTGATTAAAGGGTGAATATTATCCGTTGTGCAGGAGGAGATAATTAAATCTCTCCCTGCCATACTTCTGGGTTTGCGCCCCAATAGTAATTCGCATCGTCGTAGGCGAATGAATAGTCAGCAAGCAAACGTTTTAGTTTCTTGTCATTTCTCGTTCGCTGTGCTTTCGTCATAATGTCTTCGCACTCTCTTAGCTTCAACACATAAGCCCTGCGTATCTCGTAGAACTCCTTTGGATTGAAGAAGAGGATTTCAATGTAGCCTTTGGAATGGGCAGGAGAGGTTGCCTGTCTTTTCGTCCAAGCATCGCAGTCTTCAAACGAATGAACATTCTCGCCTATCCTCTCAGAGATCCAAGCGAACATTCTTGCCTCGTTGTCGAAGTAATGGAAACAATCTGTGTGATGGTGGTTGACATTTGCTCGATAATGACAGACTTCTGGGAATTGGTCGTAATAGACCATCCTGCCGTCATCAACGAGGATTTCGAAACAACCCCTGTCATTGTTGAGTGCTTTCACACAACACTCTTCAGAGCAGAAATAATCCATATCATCCCAGACATAGCCGGAGGTGATTTTCTTGCCGCAAACGGCACATTTCCTTGTGTTACACATAATTGAACGTTTTATTGGTGAATGGTGCCAGGAGCCGAAGTTAATCAGCTCATGACATAGGGTTTATAGCCATTGAGTCCAATAGCAAGGCCAATCAGGGTCTTCCGCATTTTCAAGGTCTTTATTGAACTGCTTTCTGTCTATGTTTTCTCCTGCCATCACGCAGGCATCGTCACAGTATGTAGTTCCATCCCACGAATATCCTTCCCACATAAGGTTGCCGCAATGCTCGCAGATTTGAACACCATCGAACTGACCGAAACGTCTCTGGAGGTCAATACGGATTTCCTTGCTGATAATGCACTGGCGCAAAATCGTTTCGACATAGCATGATTTGATTCTGACATACCAATCTTTATCATTGTCTTCAAGAATCTTGCGCAAATTCTTCAGGGCACTCTCATAATAGAAAGAATCGAAGTAACCTTGTTTCTTCCATTTCTTGATAAATTTCAGCAGATGTGTGAGATAAAGATACTTGTCAGACATCATAGACTGATAGATAGAGAGGTATCCGTCAGTAGGGCATTTCTCTTCTGCAATGCCTAATTTAATCTTATTGAAAAGCACTTGCTTTATAGCCTCAATAGTATTGGCTTTCGTTGGTCTTTTCTTTTCAATTTTCAATTTCAACACTACGTCTTCACTCAGCAGCGCGTCAATGTTTTCAACGTCGCTTGCATCCATCCACTGAAACAAGTCAATGAATGTGTTGTAAATGATTTCTTTCTTTGTCATAACTATAATTGAATTTTGGTGAATAATGGTGCTATATGCGGATATTATTCCGCACATAGATAGTCAGGCGACGCGGACAATGATATTCGCCTTGTCGTAGAACCAATAGCCATAGGTTGAGGTTTCGCCGACTTCCATTTCGTCGATCGGCATAGACCACTCTGATTCATCAGGAATTTCTTTCTTAATCTCTTCCTCAGTCATAAGGCGAACAAATCTGTCACCATCGCCATACTTAGTGCCAATGACACTGAAAATCTTTTCATCTTTTGAATCCTCTTTGAAAGTGAGAATCCCGTTTTCGAACTTAGTTTTCATAATCTCTTGTTTTTGGTGAATAATGGCGACCAATTCGCGGATTGGCGCGAAATGGTCTGGAGAGGATTTAATGAGCGCGAGAGGTGTAATCTTCCCATGTTTCACCGTTGCTATCATCAAAGCAAAGTGGGTTAATCTCCCAATCTTTCTTCGCTTCTGCAAGTGCCTCCTCATAAGAGGATGCTTCGATGTCGAATGTGCGAGAGTATGAGCCGGACACACGAATGACAAACTTTCGTTTTACCTGACTTTCAACATACTCAATGATTCGGTCAAGATTTTCATCTGTGATAGTGTTCTCGCCGTCACTAAATGTTTCTCCTTTTGTAATGTTTTCGATAGCAAGAACGCGCTCACTATTCAGTGATAATCCTATTAGTTTTGCATTATACGCTTCACCGTCAAGTAAAGGCTCGTACCAGAAATAACCATCGAATGAGATTTTGTTACCATTCTTTGCCACAATATCTCTCAGGTGGGAAAGTTTCTTTTCACGAACATCTTTTTTTAAGTGGTCGAGAATGTCAAGGAATGATTCAGGGTCATAGGCAAAAACAGTTTCCCCTTCAATTTTCTCTGTTTCCAGAGCAACGTTATTGACATGGAAGATAACCATTCCATCATTGTCAGTCTCAACGGCTGTGCATTCTTCTGTTGTGGCTGTCTCACCTTCAACATAATGAACAAAGAATGTTTTGGTAAAATCGTGTTTGCAACCATAACCAAGAATGTTCCTGATTTCATTCAGAATATCGTTCTTGACATTCATGATTCTCTCTGCATAATCTTTTCTTTCCATAATTTACTGAATTTTAAATTAGACATTAGGTACGGATCCGGAACTCAATCCGAAATCCATACATGGTTTCTTTTCCCCCTGTTTGACCGCTTGTGGCGGTCGGGGGAAAAGAGTTCAATTGGTTAGGCAAACTTCTGAACAGCCCGCACAGAGAAGCCGTTGAAGCGATTGTCGTAGTTCTGGGGATTCACACCAGACGAATTGAAGTGCAAGAAGCGACCATCCGTACTCGAATACAAAGTAGAAGCCCAGTAGTAGCCGCCCGTGCCACGATTGTACAACGTCGTACCATTGTAGTAGCCAGCGGCAGGAAAGAAAACGAAGTTACCATTAATCTTAGAGATAAATTTCATTCCCCAAACACCGTCAATCTGACACCATTCATGGTTGCAATTGTCATCGAGTTCAACGAAATCCTCTGTCTCAGGTAATTTCCAGTTCTCACCGAGATTAACGTCACAGGCTTCCTCATGTGTAAGATAATAGCCTGATTCCGTAGGAACTTTCGCACCGAGATTCATGTTAGACCATTTCGTTCCAGATGGAAGACCGAGGTCGATTGCTTCAAACTCAGATTCTTTAAGTGGAATGCTGTTGATGTCGCACAATCCCCTTTTCACGTTCCAGAGATAGTGGTAGATGCCGTCAGCCAAGCAGTCAAGGGTTTCCTTAGTTTTTTCCTCGACTGATTCAGTAGCATTCTCATTCATCAGGTAATTGTTGAGAGCCATGAATCGGCAGGACAGTTCGCGAAACTCTTTGAGCAGGACTTCTTTATCCAAGAACTTATAGTCAGCGAATGCTGTAAGTTTTGGAACTTCTGTACTTGCGGCAGGTGCTACGCTGTCGTCGTTGTCATTCTTCTTCACGAAATCCAATGCGTTCTGAGCATTGCTACCAAACTCGCGATAGAGCGAGAGAAGGAAATTCTGTCTTTCTGTCATAATTGAATATTTTTAAAGGGTTAAACAAAAGGCAGAAAGAGCGAACTTAATCACTCTCTCCACAGATTAGTTTGCAGTGCAGAAGAAATCGTCATTGACGAAACACACGCCCTCGTACTCCCTGAAAACCACATCATCGGGAACAATATCGTCGGCATTCGCCAAATCCCAATACGACGGCTCGTTGTAGTCGCAGTTAAGAACCTCGGCATAACTACTCTCGTCAGCTAACTTCGTCAGATAATTGCATTTCAGCTCAACAATCTGATCTCTTGATAATTCGTGAACGTCCATAGTCTTTCAGTCTTTAGGGTGATGAATCTTTTCGTATAATTCGCTCCACCGATTTCTCAGGAGCAGTGGCGCACCATAGCGTTTGCGGATATAAGATACCTCTATTCGGTACATATCCTCTTCGTCGATTTTAGAGATACAAGTACCTCCAGTGTACTCAGGATTGGAAACGCAGTTGTAAACAGGGTCGCCGTTCACATCGTAGCCAATCAACTTTTTAATCTGTTTCTTTGCCAGTCTCTTTTTCATAATTGAATAATTAGGTGAATAAATTTGAACGATTCAGGACATTTAAGCCCTGAAACGTCTTTAGTTGGTGATGTAACTCATTGCTTCGTGAGCGGCTTGGTAGCGTTTCATGTAATTCTTCTTGTAACCAAGGACGAGCGAATATCTTATCAGGTTGTAGTTCCTATCGGTTACAACCCAACAGAAAGGCTCTGCGCGTCTGTCTCTATTCCAAGTATAGAACATATAGAGAATAACGCTGTCCTCGCGCTTCTTATCAAGCAGGATCTCCTTAATATAATCTGGAATGCGCTCTCCGAACAGATTCATGTCTGATTTCAGGAGTTCACCCTCTTTGAATATGAATCCGTTGCAATCGCACTCCTTATAAGGTCGGATAAAACTGCTGTGCTGCGTATTGGCGAGAACATTCCCTGTGCTAATGAAATTTGTCTGATCATCAAATAGCTTCCATCCGCTATTAATAATCTGCTTCATTCCGTCTTTGCTGTAGATTTTCTTTTTCATAACTTGAATTTTATTAGGTGAATAATTGTGCCTGCGGGCGATATTGGTCGCCCGTAAGCATTAACACTTTGTCAAGTCGTCGTAGAAGTGAACATACAAAGTATCGCACTCCTGACCGAAACGGATTACAAGCCCTTGGTTTTCCTCGCATTCCCAAGACTTGAAAAGTTTCTTGTAATAATTGAAAATCTCGTCACGCTGTTCGTCAAAGTCTTCGCACGGAGAAACAGCAAGCAATTTGATTGTGACACTATTACCGCCATATCTCCATGACGCATCTACATAACCAGAGGCATTAACGCATTTCGGAAAATCTTCGTCATAAACGTCACAAACTCCAATCAGGTGACGTTTGCCGTGTTCGCGATGGTCTCTTGCAGCACTAAAGTTTCCAAACAACTCCTCGGAATCCTCAAAAGGGTCTTCCATAAGATTCTTGTTGTCAATTGGCGCAGGAATTAAATTCTTTTCCATAACTGTTTACTTTTAAGTGAATAAATCGTATCAACCCCAGAACTTAATCTGGAGGTTGACTTTAAGATCCGATTTCCACACCGAAACGCTTCCACATTTCCATGCCTGAGCTTTCATACTCTTCGTCACCTTGCTCGTAGTACCATTCTCCGAATTGCACATCTATACCGAAATCATTATGGTAGATGTCTTCGCGAGAAATCCCCAAATCGTCACACATCATCTGAACATCGGAAAGAGTCGGTACATTGTTTCCAAGAATGCTGTACGTTTCTTCCTCGTCATCATCGGTCAGGGAATTGAAGCCGTGATTAATGGCTATGTGCTGTATTCCCCATTTTAAAACTTCTACTTTCTTCATATCAATTTGAAATTTAAGTGAATATTGTTGGTGATTGCGGCAGGATTTAACCTGCCACAACTCTTTACTCAAATGCTTCGCTATATTCCAGTTCAATCAGTTCCTTGTAGAGATTCCAGTCGTTGTCGGCTACGTAACTCATTGCCCTTTGGAATGCGGAGGATTTGGTGTAGGAAACGGAACTGTTCATAACTTTAGACTGCTTCTCCAGAAACTCGGAATCGTCCTCTGATTCATCGAGCATGAAGAAAATATCGTCTTCGTCGCCGAATTCGCGCCACCAATCTTCTTCGAGGTCTTCACTCTCTCCGTACTCATTCATAAGTTCAGCGATATTGTCGCTGATTTCTGGGCTGGCTTGTTCGATGCCGCAACGCATTTTGTCAATTCGCTCCAATGCAACAGCTTCTTCAGCACTGCTCCAATTCTTGTTTTCTCGCACATATTTAAGTGCTTCCTGCAAATGTTTATCCATAATTATCTGTTTTTGGTGAATAGTGGAGTCTGGCATTATTCATCGCCAGATTCCTGAATTTTTCCGTCACAATATAATTCATGCTTATAGTGACGATGCTCTTTCATTGTAGCAGCCCATTTTTCTTTGGTATATTTGTATCTCCCATCAGCTCTCAATTTCTTTGCCCTTGCTTTGTTTCGCTTTTCCTTTTCAGGGTCAAGAATGAAAGTTATGAGCCTGCGAGATACACCAAACATTGCAGCCAATTGTCGCTGAGATAAATTCTCCTCCTTTCTGAGCCATCGAATATAATCTTTTTGGTCTTCAGTAAGTTTGCGCCTGCGGTCATGCTTCGTCCCGGCAATTCTTATTTTCTCTGATTTGTACGGCATAATTGAATAGATTTATATTGTACTCAGGCAGAGATTTAACCCTGCCCAAATCTACTCACAATTTCTCAACAATCTTTTCTATGAACAGCCTATTGACTGGAATAGTGTATTTGTTTATAAACCATCCATTACGTATGCTTTTCTCGAATGTTACCACGTTCTTTTTGGATGATTTAAGTTTGCCCTGAAGTAATTCCTTCCATTTTCCAGCAGGCTTGCCTTTCAGAAATCCCAGAACCACTTCAGCTGATTTTTCCCAATCATAATATTCGTAATTCCAAGGATTACCAATCAGATCGGAGAAATGGATAACGACAATATTCTTTGAAATACGTCTTGGTTTGTTCGGGTTTTCCTGAGCCGATTCATAAATGGCATTTGTAATGACATCTGCTAACTTTTCTTCCATGATAGCCATTTCCTTAACCATTTCATCAATACGGCTACGAATTTCTTTATAGTCCATGACCGCTGAAATTATGAATTATATTCTGGAATGAATCGAATTTCTCGCCAAATTGCTGCATAGCAGAATGAGAGCCGCAAGAGCATTCACCGACCTTTTCTCCGCTACCGCATTCACAAAGATCTATTCCCCAATGATTTACGCAGTGATTACAGCAATAACTCTGGGGTAATTCTTCGGCTTCAGAGAGGTCGATATTCATAGAATCGAAAGTTTCCTGATACATACTTGAATCAGAACCATCATCAAAAAAGAGCGTAATTGCGCCGCAACTACACTTCTGATAATACTCTATCCTTTTCATAATTAAATTTGTTTGATTAATAGTTGGCGGTTCTGAGGCAAATTAATGCCTCGAAACCTTAGTTAAGATTGGCTAATTTGTAAGTGCCATCATTGATCCTTTTCTCGATGTCTGCCTTGTTGCAGCCAAGAAAACGACCTAAATACTTGGTCGTAGTTCTGGAGAAATCCCACTTCTTGCGGTCAAGCGTCACTTTGTTATTCTCAACCACAGCGATAATTGTGTCGTAGGATTGGAAAATTTCTTTTTTCCCTCTCTTGATAACTAACTGATTGTTTGCGAGTGATGAAATTCTCTCGCCTATTGTGAAAGCCATAATTCTTAGTTTTAATTGTTACTGATTTCTAAACCTCTCAGGATGCTCCAAAGCAGACTCGCGATAAACCCTGACGGATTCGTGATAGGTATAGCGAACGGAATTCACCTTGCATCTACGGAAATTGATTTCACGACGCATTCCAGAGCGGGAAATTGAAACGCTCTTAGGCAGCTTCAAAATGCGCTCGATGTGATCGTTTTCAATCTCGTCAACACTTCCCCACCTTTGTTTGATAGTAAATACCTGCTCGTTTTCCAAACCAAGATTTACCACTATTTTTCTGGCATAGTAGGGATTGCCATACACGGAATCGTGCCACCAACGAGTAAAAACGTCGATGGACTTAACTTCTTTTAGTCTCATAATTTAAAAATTTAGGGATTAAAGTATTTGGAGGTGGAATTAACCACCACCAAATTATCGACCTAATTTCTCTGGGTCAGCGTCTTCGTAACCCTCGTCAATTAACTGAGAAGAATTTCGAAGACCCGTTCTAACCTCGATAATAGACCAAAGAGTTTCAACTGTTGTTCCGTTCAGATTCGTAACGAGACAAACTTCATCATTTGTGGCTATGCCATTCTCAACGATGAAATCCATCAAATTTGAGGTAATTTCTTGTGCCATAATCCTAAAGGTTTAATTAATAGTGATTATCGGGAAATTTAATCCCCGACAATCCTTTAGCAATTCTTCAGCGCATTTACAATCTCGTCAATAGCGGAATGATTCTGAGCAACCAAGTTACCGCCGGAATAACTGATGTAGTGAGAGAATTTGAAGCGTTTGCACGGCAATTCATACTCCCTGCAAATATGCCCGCGACGTACTGGCTTGTAGGTGCTGAGCTCAAAGTCTGCCATTTTTCTCATGCCGTTCTCGAAGAATTTCTCAATAGCTTCGTTTCCATCAATCGGCACTTCAACCCAATACTCGATCCCATTGTTGAAAAATTCAACTTTGAGAGTGCTCTTGGAATCACGATAACCGCGACTGCTTGTGAGGTGGTAGAAATGCTTGTTTTCTCCGTCATTTGTTGCGGAGCGATCAAGGAACATTTCTTTGTCGGCTGGGAATTCTCGCAGTATTCTGCCTGCTATTGCGTTATCATCCGTCTTGCAGGTGCATAGAATAATATTTCCGCTCTCAAAAACGTGACAACTAATGCCGAATTTTGTTTCAAACTCGTTTTCCATTTCTGCAAATCTGAGCTTCTGCTCAAAATCTTTGCGCATTTTCTCTAAATCGTTCATAATTCAAATTTTTAGGGATTATACAATATTGTGGTATCGGGGAAATTAATCCTCAAATACCTTTAGCATTTCGTTGACGCAATTTCTGAAAGTTTCTTCGTCGTTGATAAAAAGATCATCAAAATGTTTGTTTGTGAAGTCGTGAAGTTCTGTGATATTCTGACCGCCATGAATTTCGTCAAATGTGCCGTAGATGTCAGTACCACCAACTGAGGTATAGAAATTCGTGCCATCGGAAATCTCCGCAACGAACAGCTTTTCTTCGCTCATTCTTACACCACCAAGCCAATCGGTATTCTCGGTGAAGTTAATCTGCTTTACTTTTACGATCTCTAACATAGTCCATCAATTTTTAGTGAATAATAGCAGGCAGAAACCAGATTGGTGATTCCTGCCCTGAATTCATGCGGCACAACGACCCGTAATTCTATTGTAGTGGTCGATGCTTTCCTGACAAAGTTTGTAGAATTCCTTGCAATCGTCGTAGGACTTGATATAATCCGTAAACTGAGCAAAGATCATTTCATCCAGATATTCTCGGTGCATTTTCTTGGTGATTGCAGGGCATTCGTCATTATCAGGCTCAAACCATCCGGCAATATCTTCGTAATCGTACCATACAACAAAGCCGAATTTTCTGTAGCGAGTTTTGTTGTCGTTAATGATTTGCCCACGCACTTCCCAATACCAATTGCAGCACATATCATTTGATTGATGCCACAACAATCTCCGTTTTGTGATTTTAATTTCCATATCTCGAATTTTGTAATTAGGTGAATAAAAGAAAGCGGCACTGAAATTAATCAGCACCGCCCAACACTAAAACTTTTTAAACTATGAATGACAAAAAGTGTCGCCCATGGCCATGAAATTAACATTGGCCATGGATAAGAGAAATCAGGCAGCAGACTTGGTGAAAATCTTCTCCAGATTCTCACGCTTCTTGGAAACCTTGAAACGATACACCCAACGCTTGTCAGAATATTCGTTGTAGAACTCGATGCCTTTTTCCTCCATAATCTTGCGGACATTTTCGATGTGAGCGTCGGCATGGAAATTATAGAAGAGCCAGATGCCTATGCCGTAGGTGGTGGGATAAACCGTCAAACTTGTGGTATATCCCAGTTCCTTGCAAATCCGCTGCATTTCCATCGCGAATCTCCCGTAAGTTCCGGCGTATGTTTTTCTGTCCTTTTCTACCAACTTCAAAACATACTCAACTGTGATCTCCTTAGATTTCACGTTTTCTTTCTTGACAAGAATCTGACCGCCATCATGCTCGACAAATAACGTGTCGTATTCATAGGGTCGGCAATGCCTGTCGATAATGTCGTCACAGAATTTCCTGATATGCTCCTCGTATTCTGCAAGAGTCTCGTAATTCCAACTCTCGTAAGAGCCGTCATTTTTCGGCGGGTTCAGTTCCTTGCAGGATGATTTGCTGTAATCGAACCATCTTTTGTACTCTTTTTCCCACTGATTTTTCTTGAACTCCTCGAAGGTGCTTTCAGGAAACCAACGAATAACGATACCCTGCTTCTGCAAAGTCTCGATAGTTTCTTTCTTGATAATCATACTAATTGAATTTTAAGTGAATACTAATCGTACTTTGCAGAGCATTTAAGCCCTGCAAAATATCAGGCTGCATCCTCGTAGATTCCGACAAACTCACGACCATCGGAGAAAAACCAATCGTCTTCGTGGCGATTCTCAAACTCTTCCTCCAGACAATTATCTTCGTTGTCGCACCAATACTCATATTCTTTCTGCCATGCACGGAAGAATTTGCCGACACAATTATCAAGCAAATCGTAGAACGAAATTTTCATGTCTGGATTCTTCAACCATTCCATGATCGGTTCTAAGATGTCGTAATCGTAGCAAATTCCCGTAAGCGGGCATCCGTCATAATTTCGAAGAATTTTTGAGTAGCGTTTCCGCGTGAGAGATTTTCCGTTTTCATCCCACTGGAATTTTCCCCAGAATCTCTTGAAGGGAAATAATTCGTTCCAATGCTGATTAAGAATACGCAGGATATATTTGCCCTTGATTTCCTTTGCAGAAATCTCGTTGCAATATTCTCCGATAGGATAGAAATCTTCAAGGCAGAAGCGACAACCGCAATAATCTACCTCCCAATTTCTGACGTTAATACCAAAGAGTTTTTCAAACGCTTCAAGCGTTGCCCTGTACTCACTCTCTCGGCAGTCCATCACATTGTAGGCTAAATCCCAACGATTTTTCTTAATCAGTTCTTTTCGTACTTCCTCGCTCAATTCATTGAAGCGAAAAAGTTTGCAAGTTACCTCTTTCATAATTAATTGAATTTTAGTGTGAATAAATAAATTGTGCCGCTCCTGAGCTTTGTCCCAGGAACCGCAGGGGATTTCTAAACCGAAAGCCGCAAAAACCGCATATCGTAGATTTTTGCCGCCAGATAATTGTCTTTTATGTCGTCAACATACATATTGACGTAATTCACATTCAAATTCCTGCGCCTGCACCTGAACATGAAAACGACGTTGTTTCCATGCCTGTTCAAACGCTTGCTCTCGAAACGGAATTCAGTCTCGCCGTTCTCCACGTTTTTCTGGGAGATCTTCTTGAATAGTTCAGAGTTGCTGAAAAACTCTATCAGTTTGAATTTATCCATAATATAAAAGTTTTAGTGAAATTTTGTCGTACTTCCCTATCCAATTAAGGACGGGGAAATAATAGCCTAATGCCAGACTGTGCGGATTTCGGGAAAACATTCCTTATCTCCATCGACCTCGCACACCTGAACCAAATCCATCTTCACATTTCCGGCGTCAGCGAAATATTTCCCCTGCCTTGCAATTTCCTTTGCCGTTTTCACAGCGTCTTTGTCAAGCATAGCCAGAGTTTTCTTGCCGCTGAAATGGAGTTGGAAATAATCGTCGCAGCCGCCACCGAAATTCTCAGGGACGTAATCAAAGTCGGCACGATACCAGATTTCTTTGTGGCAAACATAGAACTTTATATAACGCCCGCGCTTGCGGTCGCAATTATAAACCAAATAGTTGTTGCAAATCTGATCGAATGTGTAGCCCTGAAAACTAAAGCCGTTTTTCTGAGCTTCCATCGGACTCTGCACAACGTTGTCAAATCTCATGTTTGAGGAGAGGAAATAAAGCGTAAATCCTTCATCCCACAATTTCCGCGCCTTTGCTTTGGAAATTCTTCTGACCATACATTTCAGGTCGCTTGAATAAAATTCTTCCATAATCTCATAATTTAAAAGTTTATCGTACTTCCCACCTGAAAATTAACAGCATGGAAAGCAATAGTCCTCACGGATGAAAAAAGCCCGAAAGTTCCGTCACGGACAAATCAGGCACAAATGAATAACTAAAAACCTTTTGAACATGATAGTCGCAGATTCAGCCGAATCTGATCGGCAGAACCTAAAAGCATAAACCCAGATTATTGGTGGAGCAGAAAATTCCCTCCGCTTTCTCCAGCATTCTCTTCGTGCCATATCCTTGGAGATACAGCCTGTAAATTCTCTCCAGTTGTTCGGAGATCTGAGAAAAAGTCTTTTTCATAACGCACTCCTTTCTTTGAAAATTTATCGTACTCCCGACCGAAATTAATCGGAGGGGAATTTATCGTACTTCTCACGGATTTGTCGTACTCTGGAATCAATTCACGTACTTCTGGCAGAATTCACGTACTTTCTACCTTTCAAAAGACGATGCCAAAGTAGCGTTGATTTCCCACCACCTAATCCAGAAGCGGGGAAAATACTTGATTGAACGTACTAAGACGCAAGCCCAAGCCAGAGCCGCGAGAAATCCCAAGAAACTGCCTGAAAAACCAAACACGATAATAGGCGACAGCAAAACGACACCTAAAACGAAGATTAAAATATCCTTTACCATAGTCAATTGAATTTTAAATTATTTTCTTGCTTTTGCCGTCGCAATTAAGCCACGGCAAAATAAAGTCTTCTCAGCTCAGCGTAATCCAAGCCGTATTTCTTGAATTCCTTTTTGTCGAAACGGAGTTCCTGCATTCGCTCGCGCAAATACTCGTAACTCGCGATGATCTCGCCCGCAGTCCAAGAATCACGGCTGATTCCGCGCTCTTTCTCGATCCTCAGAAACTCCTGAAGATTCAGAGCCATGATTTTGCAGATACGCTGCACTGGCGGCATTGCCGCAAACGGATTACTTCTCATTTGAATAGGATTTTGACAAATTCTCGATGTTGTTTCCACAGATGATTTCCACACCGTGTTCCTCGCCGTATTTCTCGAATACTTTCTCAGCGAGCTTTACAAGTTCCAAAATCATAGCCATTATAGTTTAATGCGTTCCAGACTATCCTCGCCGATCATTTTGCGAAGCGTTTCACACTCATTCCAGGAGCCGATAAAAATCTGCTCATTTGACGCAATGTCTTTCAAAATAAATAATTCGTTCATAATCTCTGATGTTTTAGTGAATAAAATTGTGCGGTGGAAAAGAATCGGACTTTTCTACACACCAAGTCACCGCGTAAAAAAAGGCGGGGAACTATATTGCAAATTCCTCGCCCTGTTATTCAGGCTGAACTGTAGCCGAAAATCCGAAGAAATTCACAGCCAGCCCGAACGAATAGATAAAATTCAATTATGGACTTTTTGTTTTTCTACACGATATTTACGCGAAATAACGTGCAATCTTTCGGCAGTCCTGAATTTCTCCCCAAAACCGTTTGTTCCGTAACCAGGTCACGGCATCCAGAATTTGATCCAGATGTTTTTTCCGAAAAGATCCGCCACGACTTGAAAAGGAAAAATCCTCGTCAAACCGCTCTATCACACGACGCATCAACGTCTAAAGTTTTTTCAAGAGAAAACTTTTAAACATCATTTGCCGTTTTGCCCGCAGGTTCTTACGCTGCGTTGAGGCGGGAAAAATTCTCTCTGACTTTTGCCCTGTATTGCAAGAGCTTCACAGCCAGATCGAAATTTGTTGGCAAAAACTTAATTAAAAACCTTTGCCAGAATTCAGGCTAAATAATTAAGCCCTGATAAATCAGGAAATAATAAAAGCCTGATAATTAAAGCCCTAATAAAAGCTATTAATCAGGGCTAAATATATAAGCCCGAAAACCTTAATTAATCAGGCTTAAAGCCTAAATAATAAGGAAATAAAGCAAATATAAAAGCCTGAATAAAAGCCCGAATTTTGGGCTAAAATTGTGCGCTTAAAAATTTCCGAAATTTCCGAAATACAATAATAAGTTATTACTATTTATTCCTATTAAACGCGAAAAAATCAGGCTTTAATATATTTGCCTGATTTAATAGGAAAAACCGCCTAAAAACGAATTTTAAGCGGTTTTTTGCGGGTGTCTTAACGCCTGATTATTTAGCCATATTTGCAGCCATAACAGCGTTAAACTGTTCGACGGTCATGTTAAATTTGGCGGCTAATAATTCGATAGCGGATTTTTCAGCCTTTGCCGCCTTTGCTTTTTCAGCCTTTGCAACCTTAACTTTTGCGGCTAAAGAATCGACGATATTACGACGATATTCCAGCCAATAGTTAACGACGCGTGCCGCCTTTGCTGCTGATTCAGGGCTGAAAATGTAGCCGTAAAAATTTCTGTTATCAGTCGCGAAAGTTGTGACAGCTGTTTCTTTTTCGATTTCTTCAGGGCTTATTAAAATAGTCGCGTTGTTTGTGTCCTGATTAAACGCTAAAATTTCCGCGTCGATTTCTTCAGCGTTTGCTCCGCTAAAATAATCCTTTAAAACGTCGGCGCAAATAGGCGCATAAATTTTCGCGTATAAATTAGCCTGAATTTTTCGGAGTTCCAAATCAGCGGCTTTTTTTGCAGCCTTAAAATCGTTGGAATTTTCAACGCCTGAAATAAAAGCCTTAAATTTTTCTGTGTCACTTAATACCAGATTTTCAGCGTCTTTTTTCTCGCTGATTTTCTCCATAATTGCAACCGCGTCTTTGCGGGTGTCAATCTTTGAATAATTTTTTGTAGCCATAATTTAAAAGTTTAAAATGTTATTAATGTTATTTGCAAGCCCTATAAAAGTAACTTTGCACTGCAAATATACAAACAATATTTTATATATACAAACAAATAACAAACAAAATACAAACAAACGCAAAAGTTTTCGGAATTGTTTACAAAAGATGCACAAAATTAATCATTTGTGCAATAAAATTACGATTAAATGTAAATAATACAATTATTATAAAGACGTGATCAAAGACTAATTTTATGAGGTTCTCCAGCTGTCAGGGGTCAGGATCTGCTATAATATAAGCCCTAATTTGTAGCCAGATAGCACAATAAAAGCCCAAATAAGTCCTATATATATAATAAGGTGTAATAATCAAATAAGCATGTTTTAAGCCCTATAAATGCAATAATACACTAACAAACACAATACAACTATAACACTACATTAAAAGCCCTAAAGCCTGATTTAATACATATATAACACTATATAAAACCAAATACCAACAAACGCGAAATAATTAAATATAATCAATTATCTTTACATTAATTGTTAACGAGCTGACTCCATGCAAGTACGCGAAACAGCCTAATAATTAAGCAATTAGGCGTGTTTCATTATATGTATAATGTATCTTTATCTTTCTTAAATCTTAACATTTTGAAGGGCAGGGAAGCCCCCCTTTAACACGATCAGGAGCCCATACTGACTTCACACAAAAATTTTTTATTTTAATTTTTTTTATTTTTTTAGTTCACTCATGGAGTAATTTGTTTCACTGAATATTGTTGTTTGTATTATGTTTGTATTGTGGAATGCCTTTATTTACTGGAAAAGTGGAGCAATTTTTGTTGAAAACGGCAAAAATGATAAAAGTTCGTATTTTATAGTGTATTTTGCATGTTTTTTCGTGTTAATAAAGTGTTAAAACGGGTCGAAAGTGACGCAATTCGGTGTTTTTTAACTGTTTTTTAACGTGAAAGTTGAAGATTTTAGTCCACTGCCGAAACACCTTTAAATAAAGGGTTTTACCTTTGTGCAGTGAAGCAAAGTGAAGCAAATGACGTAATTTTCGAGTATCGGAGTGCGTAATTTTTATAATTATATTATATATGCGTGGTAAAAAGAGTGAGAAATCGTCACTTGATGGTTTGACATTGAGGTTGTATGATGAATTCTTGTCGGTTATTGACAGGGATGCTCTTTCTAATGCTTATCGTCAGCAGCGTTATGGTGACAGGCTGTATGATTATCAGAAGATAGTTCGTGAAATTGGTCGTAACTGTCTTCGTTCCTACAATGGTGAGATATATTATTTTGAGGGCAGGGTATGGAAGCCTATCATCAGGGATCAGGTATCGTGTATTGAGTATGCGTTGCGTGATGCCCTTGTTAAATATGGTGTAGGTAAGGATGATGTTGTTAAGGCTGCTCCCCGACTGGTAGCGAGTCTTCGTGACGGTGCAGGTGTATCTCCTTTGTTTGTGAATCCGTCTCTGGTAGGTTTTGCCAACGGTGTATGGGATTTCTCCGATATAGACAATCCTGAGCGTCATGAGTTCGGCGAGCGTCTGCCGATATTGCAGTTGTTAGATTACGATTATGATCCTCATGCTACTTGTCCTCATTGGCAGTCTTTTCTCAGCAGCATTCTGCCTTCGGATCAGATACTGGTGTTGCAGAAGTACCTTGGTCTGGGTTGTGTGTGCAGGACGGCAATGAGTCACAGGGTTGAGGAGAGTCTGTGGCTTATCGGTGGCGGTGGCAACGGCAAGACCACTATCACGAATACGGTTACTGGTGTGTTGGGTTCCTGGAACATCAGCAACGTCGCCCTTGCGGACTTGGTAAGTGGTAATATGGATAGTCGTGCCCGTCTGATTGGCGAGAACGTCGTTGGCAAGATCTTCAACATCTGCGACGAGGTTCAGGCATACGACATCACCCGTTACGAGGATGCCTTCAAGTCGTTGTGCAGTGGCAGTCCTCAGACGGTGAGGATGATCGGTGGTGAGTTCAGGACTGCCTATGACATTCCCTTCATGATATTCTCCATGAATCGCAAGCCTACGAATGCCAATCTCGACCGTGCCATGCTCCGTCGCCTTGTCTTCATCCCGTTCAGGGCGAAAGTCACGGCGCAGGATATGAACCGGGAGTTGGATTCGCTGTTGCGTCAGGAGTATTCGGGCATAAGGAACTGGCTGATTCAGGGCTACAAGCGTCTTGTCGCCGACGGCTACCGCTTCACCAAGGCCGACATGAGTGAGGAGGAGAAGCGTCAGTACATGGTGGAGAACCGTCAGACCGTTCGGCTGTTCATGGACGAGAACGGCATCCGTGAGAACTACCATATAGGCAGGCTAAACGAGAAGCCCCGCCGTGTCATTGCCAGTGTGCTGTTCAGCAAGTACGTGGAGTGGTGTGAGCAGAGGGGCTACGACCATGAGGAGTTCAACGGCTTCAGCAGGATCATGACGAGGTACGGCGTTGATAGGCAGAAGACGAATGTCGGTACTGTCTATGCTCTTTTCCTCGACCGTGAATTGGATTATTTCATTAACGAAAAATAGAATTGATATGAGTAGATTCGTAAAGATTACCTACAGGAGCGGAAGCATGTCTATCACGAAGCATGTCAACGCCGATAGGATTATCGACTTCAATCCTGAGAGGCGTGAGGCCGCTATCTCTCAGGGTGACAAGGTTGTGCGTGTGATACTGATCCCTGAGTCAGCCGAGTATCTTGACAATGTTCTCTCTATGGGCGAGTCCGAACTGATTGATGGCATCTGCCGTATGCAGAGGGACATTGATGCCTACAAGACCTTCTTCGTGAATGTCATGGGTTGGTGCAGGGGTCAGTTCCGCGAGGGCAAGGCTATCCCGGCTCTTGGTCTCTTCAGCGATGTCAGCGGTGAGGTCAATTCGGAACTTGAAATGATGATGGAGTCATTGCGTCAGCTCAATGACGAGTATATGGAAATGAAGGAGAAACTGGAGAAGGCGGGCATTGTCCCACTTGACTCAAAGGCTGTTGATCCTGACAGACAGTAGGAGGTATGGAAGAGAAGATTTATCAGGCAAAAGAGCCTCCCGTGATTGAGGTCGGCGGTTTCGTCTTCGATGAAAGCCGCTACAGCCGTGGTGACGAGCATTGGATGGCATCGACGCTCTATCGTGAGGTGGAGAGGCAGGGCTTGGAGCCTTTCGAGCTTCCCCTTGCAGCCCTTGACCTGTCGGTGCTGCATTTCTCCGTGAAGTCAGCCGACGAGTTTATATGGCAGATGAAGCGTTGTATGGACTGCAACATCAATATCCCCATCATCCTCGACAACTTGGGACAGATAGCCGACGGCGCACATCGCGTCTGCAAGGCTATCCTTGAAGGCAGGACTACCATCATGGCATACCGCCTCCAGTCTATGCCCGCGTATGATTTCTATGGTAAGGACAAATCGTAATTACTGCCGATATGACAAACGAGGAATATTTACGTTACTGCCGTGACATGGAGAAGAGTTTCGGTGAGTTCAATGACAGGCTGGAGAGGATTTATGACGAGGACGGCTGCATCAGCCTCCGTTTCCTCGAACTTCTGAATGACCTGTATTCGGAGAGGATGCGTTATTGCCGATGCTGTAGCAAGTTCTGGCGCGATCTGGCAGAGCGGAGTTTCTGGTTCATGAAGCCCCGGTGCTACAAACGTGCAATCTGGTACGAGAATCTGCATCGTGAGACCTTGCAGGCTCGTATCAATGTAGAGATAAGGATTGCGCAGATAAGGAATTTTGTTGAATCAAATCAAAAAACATAAGGAAATGAATCTTAATGCAAAGAGAATAGCGTTTTTCGACCTTGACGGCACTCTGATTGAGACCGTCAGCGGTAAGACATTTGCCGAGGATTGTACGGATTTCCGTCTGAAGAAAGATGTTCTTGACAAGATTAGAGGCATCAAGAGTATTGAAGCCATTGCTATTGTGAGTAACCAAGGTGGCATACCAAAGCATTGCTCGATGTCAGATTTCTTGGTAAAGATAGAGGCGATAAGTCATTTTATTCAGAGATATTGCCATAAGGTTGTGACTTTTGAATTTTGCACATCGGAAGATTCTTTATCTAAGCGTAAGCCCAACACAGGTATGCTTGAAGATGCCTTAAAATACCGTCCGTTAGATGGCTTCGTCAATAGTGTTGAGAAGTCTGAAATGTTGATGATTGGTGACGCAAGCGGTAAGCCCGGTCAGTTCTCTGACTCTGACAAGAAGTGTGCCGAGAACTTTGGTATTGACTATCTGGACGTAGAAGATTTCCTAAAAGCATGAGTTATGAAGATATTCAAGGCGATAAAGAGATTGTGGTATCGGTGGCGCAATAGCGATCCTGTGAAGAAATGCCCTGTTTATCGGAATGAGGGTTGTTCTCATGTCGATGGTATGCTTTGCGATTTTCCTGATTGTCACATATATCACGAATACATGGGTCATGATTTTTGTGTCTGTTCAAGTTGTCTGTTAAACAGTAATTGTTCGGGGCGAAACTACGGGCTTGGTTGTTATGACGGGAAACTTGCTAATTCCTGCTAATTCTTTCAAGAGTTGCAAGAATTTGAAAGAAATGGAAAGAAACTTTATTCACAAAAAACTTTAAGATATATGAAGTACAAAAAGAAACCAGTCATTATTGACGCAATTCAAGTGAGTGCAAGGAACTTCGACCGTATCTGTGATTTTATGGGATGCACGCCGGAGCAGTATCTTAACCCTATGTCAGACATTGACGAGTTTGGCGACAGCCGTGACTCTTATCTTGGTGTCTATGTTGAAACGTTGGAAGGCAAGATGCTTGCCAACATCGGCGACATGATTATCAAGGATGTCAACGGCGAGTTCTATCCTTGCAAGCCTGACATCTTTGCCAAGACTTACGAGAAAGTAGAAGAGTAATTTGTTTCACTTTTAAACATTTAGAATTATGAATTTCGGAAAAGCAATTGAAGCCTTGAAGCAAGGCAAAGCCATCCAGAGAAGCGGATGGAACGGAAAGGGTTTGTTTGTTGTTAAACAGATTCCTGCAAGTATCAACGCAGACATCATCCCGAAGATGCAGTCGTTACCTCAGTCCGCGAAAGACATTCTCATGTCTCGCGAGAATCCCCACATCGACTATACCAATCAGATGCTCATTGTGAATCCCGATGGTCGTGCCGACTCATGGGTTCCGTCATCGTCCGATGTGTTTGCAGAGGACTGGTGTGTTTTCGGTGAGTAATGATTTAACCCCTAATTATTCATAAGTTATGAAGAAGAATTTCATTTTCGGTCTTTTGCTTGCGATAGCAGGTATTATGACTACGGGCTGTTCTTCCTGCCAGTCCGAGAATCCAAAGCAGGAATCGCTGTATCATGATTATGACGGCGTGGTTCAGGACTTTACTACTGGTGTGAGCAATATTCAGGCACTGCATCGGCAGCAGGAGTACGTACTAGTCAAGGCTGTTGACGAGAAAGATGGTGTTGCGAACAGGAAATATGAGTGGCGAAACTCAAAGGTTATCTTCAATGACAGCATCACCTCCGACAACATCGACCAGCTGTATGTGACCGACATCAACGACGTATTCTATTATTGGAACAACAAGAAGGGACCGCAGGTGCAATATGTCAACTCAAATATCAAGAGCGGCGTTCAGATCCCATGGCCTATCAATGACGTATGGATAGAGGATGACGATTTGAGTGAAGCCCCGATTAAGATTTCCGCTGAACAGGCATTGCTACGTCTTAAAGAGGTCAACTGCCCTATACCTTCTGCAATCAGCATAACGCTTCGCCTGCCAATAGGCCCGGTTGCATGTAACCCGCAGTGGGTGATAGGCGACGTTTTCGACGTATTGTTCATTGACGCTGTGACAGGTGAGGTAAGCAACTGGAATCCCGCCTTCAACCCCAATAAGAAGCCGAAGGGTGGTGATTTCGGGAAGCCTCTTGGCGAATGGCCTTGAAAGCACAGACACCGTATCAGTTTAATCGAAATATAAACAACAACATTTAAAAATCAGTATTATGGGAATTCAAGTTGGAGAAAAAAATCCCCGTCACATCAAGAGTGAGGAGATCGGACAGCTTTACCGTCAGGCAATGAACTCAAAGGCAGATGCAGCAGCAGCCGCAGCCGAGGAGCAGAAGCGTATGAATGATGCCAAGAATCAGGCTCAGAACCGTATCACACCAAAGACCATCGAGGAGGAGAAGGCTGCTCTCAGTCACGACAACGGCCTTCTTACCCGCATTATGGCAATGCCGAAGCCGGAACAGCCGCAGGCACTCCGTGAGGCAGGCTACCCATTGCTTGCCGATCAGAAGGCGCAGGAGGTTGCGGAAGAAATCGAGCGTGAGCAGAAGCTCTCTGCTATCATGGCTATGCCTGAGACAGACCGTATCGGTGCTTTGCTCGATGCCGGGTTCACGGAGGAGGCTGCTGCCGAGAACAAGCGTATGGGTCTGGTTCGCAACTGGAGCGCAATCATTACACTGCTCAACGACCTTGGTTACATCAGCGTTGCTGACGAGAAAACTCATGCCGTTCTGGAGCAGGCATCTGAAATGGATGACAATGACAACCGTATCGCCTACTGCAAGGAGAATGGTCTGGAGATTGTCGCAAATGCCTTCTATGCCATTGTGAACGGTGCTGCATTTGCAGAATTGGAGAAGGAACTCAGGGAGAAGAAAGCCGCCGAGGATGCCGCTGCAAAGAAAGCAGAGGAAGCCAAGGTTGGTGATGGTGGCGATGCCGCTCCTTCTCCAGAGACAGAGAAAGGTGGTGGCGATGCCGCTCCTGAAGCAGAAGGCGATAAAACCGATGCAGAGGAGAAGAAAAAGCCTGGTCGCCCCGCAGGTTCAACTAAGAAATAATCGCTGAATCTATGAGTAAGACTATAAAACTGGAAGACCTGTCGCCCGATCAACTTCGGGCGCAGGTTCGTCTCTGCTTCAAGTTCATGGAGCAGTGCCTTGGTATTCTGAACGGCGAGGACGTTAAGGATGAAGCAGCCATCAGGCTCGTTGACCCCATCGGTGACAGCTCTGACATGGAACTCTTCTACAAGTGCAAGCAGATTGGCAGTGCAGGTGATCTTGCTGACGCTATGGAAACCATCGACCAACTTAACAAGAAGGTAGAGAAGTTGAAGAAGCGACTGGCAAAGAAGCATGACGAGGTAGAGCAACTGAAAGACAGCGATGGTCGTATCAGCTATAAGGTCGGGTTCGACCTCAAAGAGTTCAACGACCAGATTGACAAGGCTTGCAAGATTTTCGCTGACTCGACAAGGCTCTTTCTGAGTCAGGTCAATAGGGACACGTTCGGAAACGATGAAGCGTATAAGACCTTCAAGAAACTCGTTGACGATCTCTATACCCAATTCCCCAAAGCCTTTGCCGCTGCTGTTGCCGACAAGTGCGTTTCAGTCCAGAAGAAGGAAAGTCGGCTTTGTGCGTGTGACTCAATGCGTGTACGCGAAATGTTAAGGGCTGTTCCTGTCGGTTTGGTTATGTCAAATCTGTTAGGCATCCCCGTCGGCACTCCTGTTTATGAGGAAAAGCCGAAATTCGAAAAGGGTCAGAAGGTATATTATATGTCGAATAACATCGTCAAACAAGGCATTGTGGATAGAGTGTCAAAGGTGGGTAATGAATTCCGTTATTTCATCAACACCCTTCATCCGTTCTGCTACAGGACAGAGGGCGATGTCTTCTCGTCTGTCGAAGACCTGCTTTCATCACTTAAAGATAAAATTAGGAATGGAAAAGGAAAATAGTGCAAAAGCTGTCTCTATGGAGCAGCCTGAAAAAAAGCGGCTGCTTCCAGAGGACAAATACGTGGTCGTCGGTCAGTTCAAGATGAAGCGCGTCAGAATCCTCATGGAAAGTGACGGCAAATCCCGTGAACTTCTGCCTACGGCTAATATGACCCCGAAATTCTTGGAGAAAAACCACTCCTATATCATCAATGCCGTTAAGATTACGGATATGGACGGATTATGGAGTCTGAGACTGCCGCAAACGCTACAGATCCACGACATCATCATTTCTCTGTACGAAAGTGGGGAGAAGGATGACGAGGGAATTCTCCAGACCCTTCTCTGCAACTATGGCAATACCACGACAATCATGGACGGGCTTTTCCATAATCTCGTCGTAAATGCCGGGGCGATATTCATCACGAAAAATGATCCGAAGAAGACGGACGAGGAGAAGAAGGAGGAATACATCAAGATTTTCCGAAAATCCTTCGAATCGTTATCAGCCGATATTGCAAGCCGCGAAATGTCGGAGGAGGAAATGGCTGCTGCCAATGCCGAATTCGACAAGTTGCTTCAGGGCACTGCCGCGATGAAGAATCTCAACGGGGAGAAGGGCAGTTAGTCCTTCTCCTTTTTTCTTTCAAAAAAACAAACCATCATGCTACATATTATCATCATCACCGGGAAGTCAAGTGGAGGTCTCAAAAAGCATCTGTTGAATAACCCTGAATACTTGCGTAAACTTGACCGTAATGACAAGACAATCTATGTTACACCGTATTTCGACAACAAATTCTTCCATCGTAAGATAATACGTCCGAAACTCAATGAAGACGGCTACATAAAAGACGACTGTCTTGGTGTCGAATTCAAGTGTAGAGGAATCAACTATTATATAACGATAGAAAACCGTATCAATGAACTACAGAAACTATACGACAAGATTTTCAAGGATTCTTGTGTTCCAGAAAAACTATTAAAAAAAATAGAGGTCTGATCCCTTCCACGGGCGACCTCTATCTGCGGCTTGAAATAGATTTATGCTCTATGCGGCTGCGCAGACACCGCACTTTTATTCAGGGTTTTCGTTACCTTCTTCCTCCATTTTCTCCTTCACTTTTTCCATGTGATCGACAAAGAGTGAGCAGTTGTGGCATTTCAGCGGCAGGTAGATGTTGATGGTATCACCGTTCTCTCCCTGCTCTGTGAGTTTCGCATATTGCTCATTGTATTTCAGGAATGCCTCGCCACGTTCTTTCGAGCCTTCTGGCAGTCTTCTTGCGGAACGCAAAACTTCCTTCAAAGCCTCTTCCCTTGAAATGAGCTGAATTTCCGACAATTTTTCTGGAATTGTAACTCCTGATCTCACGCGCTGTATTCTCTGTTCGAGCATTGTCTTGAATTTCTTGTCGTTGAGAATACCGTCGCGATAACTCATGTTCGCCTCAACGCTCAACATGTCCCTGTCTGCATAGGCGATGTTGAACGCTTCGGCTTCAGTATAACCGATACTGATAAGATCTGCCATGAGGACTTGCTGAGGAGCCAGACCGAATTTTTTTGCCTCTTTTTTAAACTTCTCTGAGAATTCCATAATTTCCTATCTTAATTTTTCTTGTAATAGCTGTTCCACGGATTTGCGGAAAATCGGAATGCGATAGCACTGGCAATGAGCATGTGGGAATAAGTCGTTCACGTAGTCGCCAACATGAAGTCCGACGGCTTCGTCACAGATCTGGCACGGATAGTTGCTGCCTCTGAGCTGATAATATCCAACCGCTCCTTCTTCATAGTATTGGAGCAGCTGACTTTTCATCCATGTCATCACAGCTGTCTGTCGGGCAAAATTCTCGATATTGTTTGCCCCTGAACTTGACAGACCAGAGCCGCCATAGTGAATGCCCCTACTCAGGATATATGCTGCTGCTGACTTTTTCTTGAATGCCGATATGACCTCTGGAGCGGTATAGACTGCGTGCATGGTAGATACAGCCCTTGTTCTCGCAACGGTCTGGTTATGCCCTGCGATCAGCATTGCCGCGAGGCTTGCTTCCGTATCGAAGAGGAACTGCTGTAGTCTGAGGTGTAGTGTCTGCTGAAGGTTCTCGGTATTCTTGCTCTTCAGTGCCAGGAGCCATGCCAGAAGCAGGTCGTGCCTTTTGTCTGCATTCGGTTCTTTGAGAGAATAAGCCTGAGTGAGATCCATGACATCGGTTTCGAGTGCGGACATAACATCAGCCACCTCTTCCCTCAACTTCTTGTCTTGTGCGAAGTGGAAGTCTTCGGGCTTGCAGTTGTACTTATATGCAATAACAGTCAGCTGCTCCACCGCACTTTCGAGAAGGCTTTCAATCAATGCCGCGAGCGTGTCTGCG